AGTAACTTGAATAGCCTCAACAGGCGTTGTTTTAATATACTTTTTAATCATTCTTCTACCTCTTTCGCAAATTGCCATGCCCATTCGAAATCTTGCTTGATTTCTGCTTCGGTTAGCCGTGTACTTTCATTTCCTCGCCAATATTCACTATGTAATAAGCTGACACAGACTTTTCCATCAAAGTTTTTTCTAAGTACTAAATGATTGTCTGAATTAGGATTTGGAAATTCAACAGTGTACAGTTTTTCTTCTTGATCTTTATCCTCCAGCTCTTTAGCAAATTGCCAAGTCCAAGAAAACTCTTTCTTAATTTCTGCTTCTGTTAGTTTACACTTTCCAAAAGTTTCCCACTCATCAATAAGAAATGTCTCAACAAATAGTTTTCCATCACAGTCCTTACAAAGCACCAAACGAATAAAACCATTTGGATTTGGTAATTCTACTGTATACAACTTCTCTTTATCAACTTTATAGCCAAAAAGCCAAGCTTGTGCAAATGTTTCTTGGTTTCTTGTTGCCCATTTAGAAGCCTCCAATGATTCCACTTTCTTATCATCACAGATAGCTGTACCTAGTTCATCTATTGGGCTCATTGCTCCAAGCAAAGATACTTTATTTTTTTTGCACCACTCTATCCAATCAGCCACATATTGTGGCAATACAGGTTTTTCTGGTTCATCAAGTTTTCTAACAATTGTCAATGCGGCATCTAAAGCACGATTACGAGTTAATTCTTCCCAACCATTTAAAGTACTTTTTTCTTTTTCTATTTTCTCAATCGCTTCTTGTTTATTCATCGTTTTTACTCCTTATCTTAGATTAGTGTGAACTCTTGCCTATTCTCGATACAACACAAGCGATTTAACACTGCCTGCTGTATGAGCATAATTCGCTTGGTCAAGTGTCACTTGAATAATTTCGTGTTGTTTAGCAAATTCATTAATTTTTTCTTCTAGTTCATAACCATACTCAGAGTAGAAAAACTTTACTTTATTTATTCTCTTTTTCCTCATAATACAGATCTACAATATTTTCTAAATACCAATAACTATTTTTTAGTCTTTCGCAATCTACATCTTGTTTTGAAATCCAATCTGAAAAATTTAAGCAGTTATCGATTCTCGCTTCATGATATTCGCCCCAGTCCCAGCCGAACCCTTCGACACTAAACTGCTCTCCGTCGGGCTTTTCAAAGATTAAAATTGGATTATCACACCACATTGAACCAAAGCACAGTTCGCATGTACCAATTGTTTCAGTGCGCGCTTCAGATAAATCTACGTCTACTAATTTAATTCCTTTCATCTCTTATCTCTCCATATTTGTAAATTCAATTTGATTGTCTAAAATGCCACTGCATACATAGATGCTTTGGAAGTTAGGATTATTCTTGGCTTCCATACTCTCGTCAAAGAAACACATGCGACCTTTTGGAATAAGCAATTCAAATTTGTTACTCTTAAACAATTCAAAGCGTGCTTTGGCGTCAAACAAACCGTTCGAATTCATGATCATTGCAAAAGGCAAACCAAATTTAAATAGCTCTTCAAAAATGGCAGTACGCTTACTGAAAGGCGGATTACTGACCACGCAATCCACGTCGACAGGCGGATGGTTGTAATTGAAAAAGTCTTGTCCTGTTTCAATATGGCCAAAAGTTACGTTAAAGCCTTCTCCCTTTAGGATTCTAACAAATTCGCTGCATTCCTTGTCAAACGGGCACCAAACATGTTTAAACCCTCTAGCTTTAAGAAACGGCAAGATAACTTGCACAGCATAAGCTGGCGTATAATATTCATCTGATTTTGATGTTTTAATTTGTTTACTAAATTCCATGGTTCATTACCTCTTTCATTTGTTTGATTGTTTTGTCGTCTGGCAGCTTCGCCATGCACAACAATCTCTTTGCTTCATTGTTTGTGACATGCAACATATCGGCAATTGTGATATAACTCTTAAGATGTTTCTTATGCGTCCAGTCAATGAATGCCTCTAAAACCTCTAAAGGTGTTTCAACCTCGTGTTCTGAGAATGTCACTGCGTACATCACACGACGTCTATTTACTGTTTTCCCTATATTTACACCTCAACTAAAACTCTCTTTGTTCGTTTCTGTATTGACGGATAGCGTAAGCGTTTGATAATCTTTTCTTCGACTCCTAATTCGTCTGCAATTTATTTAGTCGTTCCGATTGTGATGAATTCATCATCATTGTATAGCGCATACTCTTTCATTCAATTTCCTCGATTTCAATTTCAATTCGTGGGTTTGGACTATATAGCTTTCTAGCTCTCAAATCACAGACGATGGCGTCATCTGACCAAACAATTTCAGATTTTGAAATACTGTCAAACAATGATTTGATTAGGTTGTCCAAATCTGGCTTTTTAACGTGCCACAGCAGCCGTGAAATGTATTTTGAATATAATTGTTTAGCTTTATCTTTCGCACGCTTTGACGGCTTTTTAGATACACTCTGGGGCGCTCTCATATAAAATGTGACTTTTACACAAATAGCACCGTCAAAGTAGCGACCGTCATAATTTTCTTTTATGTAATCTGTAACCTGCTTTCGCCACTTCATCATTTTTGAGTCTTCGTACACTGTAGCGTGCCGCCCTCTGATTGTGGCTCGTGGTCTTGATTGCGGTTTCGGCTCAAATGGTATTAAAAACATCTATCTTCCTACTTTCTTAATTCCCAAGCAATTTTAGAAACTTCTTGACGTTCTTTCGTGTACCAATCGAAATAAAATTCATGCTTTTCGCTGTCGTATGTCACTTCAACATAGTCAGGGAGTTTAGCGTTTGGATTGCTCATCGGATAAGCTTTCTTACTGTCAAAGCTAAACAACCCTTTCATATTGCTAAGCGTGTAATTAAACCAAACCATATAAACTTCATACGATTTAATTTCAAGGTGCTCTGAGATTGTATGTTTAGCGTATCCCTCAAAATCTTCTTGCGTCATTTTGATAAGTTCTTCTTTCATTTTTTCCCTCAAAAACAAAAGCGGGCACGTTTAAAATTGTGAGTATGGCTTGCGCCCGCTGAAATTCTTTACATCGTCAATCCTGTTAACTTGACGTGTCTTTCTAGATCGCTTTTTTCGTGATTCTCGACACGTTTAATAAACCTCAACTCGTTTTGTGAGCTTTTTCTCTCTCCTAATTAAGTACTTCCGCCAATTCTTCTTGTGTTAGCGGTTTGATTTTCTTGTACCCACTAACGGCATAATTCTTTTTGTATTCAAAGCCGATTTTTTCAAGCTCTGCTTTGAAAAAGTCTTTTTCTGCCGAATCCGCAAAATATACTTCCAATGTCATTTTTTGGGTATAGCGTTTTGAGCTATTTTCGGCTTCTCTAAGCGCTGTCTCTTTATTTCTGGATAATTCATCGCTTCCTAAAATCTCGCCCGTTTCTGGGTCAAAATTCGGTATTTCTTGTGATTCAGTCGGCTGCTGACGTGCTAATTCTGCTTTTTGAGCTTTTCTAGCTTCTTCTTTTTGCTTTTCAAATCGATAATCTGATTTGATTTGTTCTAAAACTTCAGCAAGCGTCAAATCTTTCAACATTCGAATATATGGCTGGTCTGTCATATTGTATTCAGCGCATTGCCCGGAAACTGCTGCTTTCGCTTTTTCAAATTCTTGCTGTTTCTGAAGTTCGAACGTGATTGCGTCATCAAGTGATTTCATTGTCACTTTTTTGAGTGTCACGCCGTCAGCCATGAAATCGCCTGCTTTAATGAACTCTGTTGCTTTTTCGTCAAAAATTCGTGGGTCGAGTAAATATTCAGCACATTTGTTGGCGATATAGCCTTTAACCGTGTCTAATCGCAAGGCCTTTTGGTTATCTTCGAACTCCTTAACGTCGCCAGCGATCTTAGCTATGATTTCGTCAAGCGGTTTTGATTTGCTTTTAATGTAAGTATCAAATTCATCTGTTGACTTGGAAAGCTCACGTTTGATTTTGATGCGTTCGTCTGAAATTTGCTTTTTGAGCTTGCGCAAATCAGCTAAAACTTTCTTATCACCTTTAATAGTCGATGCTGTGACTGTGTAGTTTTGATATTTGGTTACTACGTCATCAATCCCTTGCTCGAATGCTTCGCGATCAATAATTTCAACTTCTGCTTGTTTTACATTTGCTTGTAATTCTTGCATTTGCTATTCACCTCTTAATAGACCAATTCATCATTTTCATCTAGAAGTTCTGTCTGTACTTCTTGGGCTGGTTCCGGCTGTGCTTCTTCCTGTTTAGCTTTTTGTTTTTGCCAATTTTCAATTTGGGCTTGTTTACGCGCTCTGACTTCCTCTTGGCTTTCTTGCTGTTCAGATGGCGTCACATCTTTAGGGACTCTTAATTCATCGATCTCATAATTTCCACCAAGTTCGTTTGGAAAAGCTTCTCGTAAAGCTGTTACGATTGCTACCTTTCTAATCATTATGCTAGGTTTATCGTCCCATGTGTTAGGCTTGTTCGGCTTGCCGTATTGATTCATCACTCCTTCTTTTCGGATTTTTGAGTTGTCATATTCAGAAAAAGTAACTTCGATTTTAGTCGGGTGGCTGCGGTCTTTGCGGTAAACAATTGCCCAACCGCCTAAAATATCGGCGCCTTTTGGCAAGAAAGCTCCCTCAGAATGTTGGATTTCTCCATCTTTTTCGTAAATAATTCCTGATTCCATTCCGTCATATGCTGGGTGAGCGTCAGCTTTCTTTTGAAAAGCCTTGAGAGCGACGACAACTTGGGCTGGTTGGTTTCCGTACTTGATAAAATAAATCTCTTTCGTAAACGGATTAAGATTCTGCGTTTTTGCTTGAGCAATAAAATAAGCAAGTTCTTCGTCTGTCGCAGTTCCTTTAGGGTCAAGGTATTTCCTAACAATCGTACTAGTCAGTGATTGCGGATCTTCTAAGAAGTTTTTTTCTGCTGTTTGAATATCTGTTGTCATTTTTTTCTCCTCTCTAATCATCTAAAATATGCTGATTAACTTTTACTGGAATATCAACGGTAAAATTGATATTTATTGTAATTTTCTTATTAGTCATACTTGCTAACTCGTAAAATAAATCTTCATCAGTGTAGAGCGCATAATGTTGATAAAGTTTTTTTAATGTCGGTGAATCATCACCTAACAGATAATCAATAGTTTCAACATGGGATTCTCTCCAATCGTCCGCTCTTGTGATAAGCTCATCATCTAGTCTTATTTCAAACATTAGCTGACCTTTCTAGCTTCTAGCAAGTAGTAGCAAGTCTTAGCGCCGTAGCCGATTCGAATACCGTCGTCGCTCATCGTTTTACGGAATCTAGGCTCATGAATCGCCGAATTGATAGCTACATCTCGTTTTAGTGCTTTGACTGCTTTCTGGACGTCGTCAAGGAATCCAAGATGAAATTTGCGATAGCCATTGACAATGTGTAATAGTTCGATCTTCATTAGTCTTTATCCTCGTCAAAATTCTTTTCTAACGGTTCAAAAACATTGGCTATAGCCTCTTGAGGGTCAGCGCCGTCCAAAACCTGTTTTAATATTTCAGAAGAAACCAAAAACCCGTCAATCAGTCCACGCTCCTGTTTGTTAAAGTCGTACTCACTTGTTATATCAGCTAGTTTCATAGTGACCCCGATATGACCTAGTCTTACCTCTAACTCTTTAACTCGTTCAAGCGTTTTGTGTTCTGCTAAAATTGTTTGTTTTACGTTCATGTTTATGTTTACTCCTCTAAGAATGCTGCTTTCAGTGCGTCAAGCTGTGCTTGCTCGTCCGCTGTAGCTTCATGTTTGTAATCTTCATCAACCCAATCGGGTACATTGCTTTTAGCTGGTTGCTGTTTGAAATATTGCTTATCTTTAGCCTCTTGCCTTTGCTTTTCAGCTCCTGCTACCATTTCTGGTGTTAGTAACCCTTGGCGCTTGTAACGCATTAAGATAGATTTGAAATAATTAAAGTTAAAATTGCTAGTAGAGTTAGCTGCTTCTTTCAAAGCTGTAAGCATTAAGTCAATACTAAATCCATCTTCTTTGTGTAATTTTGGAATATCTTCGATTTCAAAAGGTGTTAAAGCTCTACCTGTAATTTCTTGCCATTTGTCAAAGAAATATTTTAAATTTTGAGAATTGGAAGAGGAGCTGGCGGAACTGTCTTTCTTTTCCTCTTCCTCTGTATCTATATCTTTCTCTATATCTATATCTATCTCTCCGTTACGCTTTGTTACATCGATGTTACTTTGTAACGCTTTTTGCTCACGATGTTTCCTTACTCGTCTAGCACTAGCGGTTTCAGAACCTATCATTTCCGGTACTTGTTCAAGAAAAAACTCATAATCGCTATGTCGAGTGAGTAGTCCTTTTTTAGTTAAAAACATCAATGTCATTCTGACGGCTTCTGTGTCCTCATCAATCAGTAGCGCCATTTCTTCTGCTAAGTCTTGAGCCAATTCTTCAAAATAGATTTTGCCGCTATCCTCAAGACTAATAAGCATTAGCTTTAAGTAGATAATTGTGTAAGTGTCGCCACCAGGCATTTTACGTAATAGTTTCATTTCTTTTGATTTAAAAAAATCTTGAGCTAGCTGTATCCAATAATATCGTCTGTTGGTTTTTGCCACCTAATCACCCTCTTCTTCTTTTGCGCCCCAGCACCCGTGCCAGCCATCTGTGTCAAAGCCGATTAGCATGATTTCGTCTGTGTCAAAGTATTCATTTTCCATTTAGTACCTCTTAAATCGTATCGTCTGGCAAACCGTGAGCACGGTTATATGCAATTGCACTCGCTTCCCAACCTGAATAATTAGGTTTGACTGGTTCTTCTTTCTTACGTGCTCGTTTACCGAACACTGTTAATGTCGTTACTTCAGCGAACGCTAAAACTGCGACTGCGATAATTAAATGTGTCATGTTAAACTCCTGTTTCTAATTTCATGTTCTTAAGCATTTCAGCTAACGTTTCTTTTTTTGATAAATATCTGTTACGTGATTTCCACTTTACGAAAAGTGCAAAACCTTCATAATTGATGAAAACAATTTTATGCGTTGGATTGTCGACATATTTCCTAAACTCTGGATGCTCACGCATTTCAGCTGCCCATTGTTTCGCAACTGATTTAGTTAAGCCCTCCCAGCGTTGCATGAGATGGTCATAATCACCCCATTCGGCTTTTTCATCGTTGCCAACAGCTTTATACGTTATATTTGCTTTCGGCATAACACACTCCTTTTAAATGTGATATAATCTAGTTAAGTTTATTTTTGTTATGCGACTGATTGCCGTCAGTCGTTTTTTTATGCTCTCAGACTGGCTGATATGGCCCTAGTAGGCACTTTTTAGCCGGTTAAAAATAAATAGGAGATACTATCGTGTAAATGATTGAAAAATCTATACTGGTAAAGGAAAATCAAACATAGTCAAATTGATATTTATGAGTAATCACCTACTAGAGCCGTATCAACCAGCCTGAGAAGCACGGTTAATTAAGCAATGTTATTCAGTAGCTTATCAGCAAAATACAATTGCCCTTTACCTGTAATTTTAGGTGTCTTATTAATGCTGATATGACCGTCTGAGTGATTGATAGTCGTTTCTTTAATTTCAAACAGACCTAAATCCATTGCTTTTTGTGTTGGCATGTTCCAACTGCTACCTTTCCTGTTAATAAGATAGCCGTTTTGGCGCAACCACAAAAATAAGCGATTCTGACCGAAATTCAAACCGTTTTGACGCATGAGCTTAGCGAAATCACCGACTAAAATAGACGTATGACTTGCGCTAACTGCGTTAGCAAAAATAACTTTAGGTCTTTGCTCTTCGATTGTTGCTTCAAGTTTAATTTTTTTGCGGTCAGCATTTTGAAGGGCGGGAGCCATGATTTTCTCAGGACTGTTGAAGTCTTTTTCGACCTGAATGAAATACTGACGGACCTCTTTCCCTTTGTCGGTACGTTGAATCATTGCGATTTCTTTTGCCATGTCCAATTTAAGGACGTGGTTAATTTTGTTATGCCCACCTCGTCCTGTTTGCTGCTCATTTTTGAGCAGCAAAAAATCTTCATTTTCAGTAAAACCATATTCGGTCATACGTTTAAACCAATCTTTATAAGCCGTCTTAACTCCTAAAACCTGGTGAAGTTGACGACCTGAAACAACAGGCTCTTGATTTTCATTTAAAGTTACATTGATTAATTTGTTCATGTGTTATCCTTTCTAAGTTTGATATAATGGAATAAAAACGAGGTTTACTATGATAAACATTGATACGCAATTCATTGATACAATCAGCCAAATACTATCTGATTATATTTCACATTCTGAAATTACTAGAATGGGAGAAGTTTTAGGATATCCCCAAAACGACCAAGACTCTAGGCTAAACAAACATAAGAGAGTACATAATCTGATGTCTGATATATTAAACCAAACCCAAAATACAGATAATATTAGATTTGTGATTGAATACATATGCAACCCTTTAAGATACATTAATCAAGTTTCAATTTTTGAACAGTTACGAACTGCTCTTAACATTCCGCTTTCACTAAAAGGCTTGATTGTATCAGAGAACGGAAAAATTGTTAGTACTACTACTTCAAAAACTTTATGCGAAGCTAAAAAACGCTTTGAAACACTTGATAGTAGATTGAAAGAGTTAAAAGTACACTCTCATGTTTTAAAGTTTTGCACTCAAGAACTCTTACAAGAAAACTATTTCCATGCCGTATTTGAAGCAAGTAAAGGGGTTTTCCACCGCATTCGTCTGCTAACAGGTTCGTCAATGGACTCAGCTAGTCTGATAGACCAGTGCTTCAAACTAAAAGAACCTATCGTGATTATCAATGGCAATAAATTACAGACTCTAGACGAACAAAGTGAGTACAAAGGATTAAAAAATTTGCTACTTACAATCGCTCACCTTTATCGCAACTCTAAAGCTCATAAACTCAGATACTACAATCCAGATAATCTTAATGACGCTCTTACAGCCCTAACGCTTATGTCCCTCGCTCACAATCTCCTTGACAACTGCTCCAATACTAGGAGACTGGATTAATAACTTGTAAAATTCGGCTGTCACTTCAGCCAATCTAATTGCTTCATCATCAATTGGACTGTTATAGTCCTCTAGGTGATGGAGTTTTTTTGTTAACTGGTCTGATAGATGCTCTGTTTGGCAATACAGTGACTTTTGCAAAGTCGTTACCTCACTAAGAATCTCCTTTTCTTGATAAGGAAAAATTTTTTCTATTTCTTTCATGTGTTATCCTTTCTGAATTCGTCTAGACTGACATCTAAAACGTCAGCGATTTTGACCATATTTCGAAATGAGATTTTACTATTCCGAATGTTTTGGATTGTGTTTTTACTAATTCCTGCTTTTTCCGCAAGTTCTTTTTTTGTCATTCCTTTTTCAATCAAAATATGATTTAATTTTTTCCACATATCTTCACCAAACCACAATATGTTGTATCTGTTTTTAATTTTACTCACTACATCTTGTGATTAATTCTACTTTCTGCTATAATATAGATATGACAATCAGGTAAAAAACTTTAACTACCAAACCAAGCGATTTCCTGAGAGTTAAGTTTTACAGAAAGGAGGCAACGGCGTGTCTGAACAAGTTCATGTTAATATCGACACCTCTAACTTTGAGGTAGATTTTAATGAAATCAAAAAGGAAATTATCGATTTTCGTCCTGGATACTCCAAAATTAAAACAACTTATCCAAACGGATTTTGGTTTGTTGCAGAGCTAGATAGCGGAACTGCAAGTATTGAGATTAATCCAGAATGGCTCTTGATTAAAAAATCTGATGGGACTCTAGTGCCCCAGAAAAAGTAATCTTTTTCGCAGTGATTTTAACCATGTTAGAACCAATTTTTAACTTAGCAATCTCTTCATGAGGTTGCTTTTTCTTTCCGCTATACGGATAACGGTTTGGTTTCATGTTTGCTCCTTTTAATTTTCTTCAAATTCTTCCCACGGTTCACGAATGCTAAGAATCTTAGAAACACGTAGTTTTAAATCAACACTACCTTTACCAGTTTTGAGCAAATCGGTAATGGTACCTTGGCTTCGTAAACCAACTGCTTGTGTTAAATCTGCTTTCGACCAGTTTTTTTCTTTCAATCGCTGTTCAACTAAAGCAATCCACTTTTGATGTTGCTGACTCATTTTTATATATTTCCTTTCTTTAAAATGGTAAAGCGAATTTTTTTGCGAAAAAATTACACTTTATTATTGACTTTTTACAAACTATAGTCTAAAATCAAAGTATAAGAAAATCACTAACAAAATACTTGATAAATACTGATAATCAAAGTCGCCAAACTTATTTTTTTTAGTTTTATCTTCGTTTTTTGTTTCGCTTATTTATTCGCTTTACAAATTATATTCTAGAATAAAGTTTGTAATTAGTCAAGTAATTTTACAAACTTTTTTATAGAATTTTTTTCGTAATGCTTAGAAAGGTTGTTAAATCAATGTTTTCAACATTCGAAAGAATTAAAAAACTAGCCAAAGCTAGAGGAATTACATTAGGAGCCCTAGAAGAAAAACTAGGATTGAGTAGAAATTCTATTTATACAATAAAAAATAAAAAACCATCAGCAGAACGCTTACAGCTAATTGCTGACTACTTTAATGTATCCACTGATTATTTATTGGGGCGTACGGATAATCCCAAAATAGCTTCTGACAACGATGATGCTACCGTTGATTTAAAAAAAGCCGTTGCTGGCTCTATGGCTTTTGATGGTAAACCATTGACAGAAGATGAAATTAATTATCTAGCAGACGTCTTTGAAGCTCAATTAAAAATGAAAAAGTAGGATAATATTATGTCAGCAGAGGAATTGTGTAAATCACACGGAATACCAATATGCTATTTTGAGGGGGATGTGATTGAGAGGGATGGTTTTTATAATCCACTCTTTAATGCTATCGCTATTAATTCAAAACTCGAAGGAATTCATAAAGATAAAGTTATTTATCATGAATTCGGTCATAAAGAACATACAGCAAGTTATTATAAATTCAATAAAGAAAAAGCTGAATTGCAAGCCGATAGGTGTATGATTCATCATCTGCTAAAAGATGAATTGTCTTATTGGGATAATATCGAAGACTTTAATTACGCTCAATTCATGGAAAAGTACGAATTGACATCACTTGCTGACGAAATCATGGTAAAAGAAGAATTTCAAAATCTTATAGACGCAATTTAATTAGAAAGGCATTCTATGAAATTGAAGAACTATGTAGCATTAGATGTTGAGACAGCTAATTCTAAACGCAACTCTATTTGTTCAATCGGATTAGCTAAATTCGTGGATGGAAAATTGATAGAAACATTCTACTCCCCCATTAACCCACAGGACGAATTTAATAAAATCAATATTTCTATTCATGGTATTAAACCGGAAGATGTCATTAACTCTCCGTCCTTTCCTGAAATACTTCCAAAAATCATTGAGTTTATAGACAACAATACTATTATCGCTCATTCTGCTAGTTTTGATATAGGTGTAATTAATGCTGTTTACAAAAAGTATAATTTAAAGCAAGACGAGTTTAATTACGTATGTACATATAAACTTGCAAAAAGACTGCTTCCGAACCTTATAAGCTATAAGTTAAGTTACCTATCGAATTATTTCAATATTGAATTGGAACACCACCAAGCTTTATCGGATGCAATAGCTGCAGGATTTATTTTTAATGAATTGACTAAACTTGACAATAACAATACACTATATATTGCCAAAAACGGATACAACAATATTGTTGTGAAAGATAACGAGTTAAGTGATTATACTTTTACGTTTACTGGAAAACTACTTTATTATACACGAGCAGAAGCTAGTCATATAGTTATGTCTCACGGAGCTAATGTTGAAAAAAACGTTACTCGTAAAACTAACTGTTTAGTTGTTGGTGAACAAGATTTCAAAGTCGTTGGCGAAGATGGATACAGCGCAAAAATGAAAAAAGCTGTCTCACTTTTAGAAAGCGGACAGCGGATTGAAATATTAACTGAAAATGATTTTATCAAACTGATAACTATTTAATTTTATCGTTCATTTTACGGAAAAATACAAAAATATAGAGAAGAGAAAATGGATTTAGAAAATACAAAATTAAAATATCAATGCCCAAATTGCAAAGAAACAATTATCTTGACTTTCCACACTATTCAATGTCCTAAATGTCAGACAAAATACAATAGTGATGATGTTAAGCAATTATTTTACAACTATGAATCACAAATTGAAAATTCCACCGCTACAAAAGTTGCTAACACATTCAATAGTATAGGCTCTGGAATGAACACTGTCGGTGACGGATTAAAAGAAGGTGGAAATGCACTAAGCTCTTTAGGATGTGCAATATTCGGACTACCGTTTTTGTTTATTTTAGGAAAGATTTTAGGTTTATTTTAAAAACAAAAAAATCCCCATGTTCGTGGTCGCCAAACTTTGAACATGGGGAAAGAAAGTATACAAGAAAACAGCCATTAAACGGGCGCTTTTCTTGTACCTATTCTATCATTTTAAGGGGGTGATTGTCAAAGTTCTCTAAGTTAAAAAAAGCCTTGTCCAGAAGCTAAATTTTTAACAAGGAGAAAAAATGAAATACAATAAGACAAAATATCCAAATATATACACATATGAAACTAAAAAAGGCAAACGCTACTACGTTCGCCGAAATTTTAAGCTAAATGGTAAGAAAAAAGAGGCTAGCGCCAGCGGGCTGAAAACACTTGCTGAAGCTAGACAAGCACTTGCTGAAATCGAAAACAAAATAGCAAATAACGAGTATGACCCGAAGAAAAACATGACAGTCAACGATTATTGGGAAATATACAGCGAAAACCGTATTAAAACGGGTCGGTGGGCGCCAGACACGATTAGAAACAAAAACAACCTCTTTAAAGTACACTTTGAGAAAAGATATGGCCAAACTAGATTAGTTGACATTAATAGACAAGAGTATGAAGTTTTTATAGCAAAAATGCTTAAAAAATACTCACGAACAACTGTCGTTCAAACAAGTGCCATTCTTGAAGCAATGCTTACAGATGCGGAGGTCAATGGTTACATCGATAAAAACCCTATTCTAAAAATTTATGTAGGTGACAGCAGTATTAATCAGAGAGATAAACGATTATCTGTCGAAAAATTTCAAAATTGGGATAGATGTGCAAAAAAGGTGCTAAGTACTTATGATTACACGATGGTTAGACTTACTTATTTTGGACTACGTGTCAGCGAAGTTTTGGGGATCAAATTTAGCTCATTGAAGCTAGTAGATGGTCGCTATCGTATCTTTTTGAACGAAAGCCGTACAAAAGGACGTCCAAGTGGCGGAAAAATGAAAACTAAACAATCTGAACGATATGTGTTTGTTGATAAGGAAACCACGGCTTTGTTAGATTTAGCCATCAAGGAAACCAAGCACATCGCTAAAAAGGCTGGCATTATACTAAACAAGGAAAGCTTTCTTTTTATCGATGATGGTTCAAAGTGCAAAAGGCTATTTGGAAAACCAGTCGTGTACACGCGCATTAGCGTCGTTTTTCAAAAGGTCAGTAAAGCAATCGGTATTCACGTTTCACCTCACATGATGCGCCACTTCTTCGCTACACAAGGTCAAATCGCTGGTGTACCAGTTGAACATATGGCAGCTGCGTTAGGCCATTCAACATCTTATATGACTCAAAAATACACACATATTCAAGACGAAGTCGCAAGTGAAGTTACTGATTCATTCTTGCGAGCAATCAAGTAAAAAATCCCCGTCTTATTCCCCGCCACTATACCTAATCCTGCCTAAAAATACCGATTATTTTTTGAAAGTTATAATTTAAAATGCTATAAAACAGTAGTTAAAATGCGGTTAAATCCGTTATGAAAAAACGATAAATTTTATAACATAAATTTTATTCGAAGAGGGTAAAGGAGTTTTTGCTCTACCTTACACTTTATTATCATTTAAGAAACGGTCAACATCTTCTGCAACTTTTGTTTTAAAATCTGTTTCAGAAACATTATAAAACTGAACTGTCATTCGATTTCTAAACCAAGTTAACTGGCGTTTGGCAAAGCGTCGTGTGTTTTGTTTTAATTTTTCAACACAGTTTTCAAGAGAATCTTCTCCTGAAAAGTAGGGGAAAAGTTCTTTGTAGCCAATAGCTCGTGCTGCTTGGACCTCACGATAATTGTCATAGAGCCATTTTGCCTCATTCAAAACCCCATTTTCAACCATGAGATCAACGCGATAATTAATGCGGTCATACAGAACTTGACGATCGTCATTTAGGCCAATTAAGTAAGCATCATAATCTGTTTCTTTGTTTTCTAAACCTTTTCCAAATTTAGCTAACTCAAGTGCTCGAATAGCTCGACGTCGATTAATCTGAGGAATTTCAATTTTTTGCTCTGCTATTTTTCCAAAAAGTTCGTCGTCTGATAAAAGGTCAAGCTCTTTTCGATAAGCAAGAACCTTTTCCTGATCTACTTGGCCACCCAGATGGTAACCTTCTAGTAAGCTTTGAAGATAAAGTCCTGTTCCTCCGACGATAATCGGAAGTTTGCCTCGACTGACAATATCTGAAATGGCTGCGCTAGCTTCCTGAACAAAATCATAAACCGAATAAGTCTCATCAATATTGCGCACATCAATCAAATGATGCACTGCTTCAGCTTGTTCTTCAGGAGTTGCTTTTGCCGTTCCAATATCTAATTGACGATAGACTTGCTGACTATCACCACTGATAATTTCTCCATTGAACTGTTTTGCTAGCTCAATTCCCAGTGCTGTTTTTCCAACAGCAGTCGGCCCAACTACCGCTAGCAGTTTTATTTTTTTTGACAT